AAAAATTTAAAACCAAAAAATTAGATTTTAGATCATTAGGATCTGAATTTGCTTTTAAAACTTTATTGATACTTTCTGCCAAAAAAAGAATTCAAATTGATTTAGATAATTTCAAATATTTACAAATGGGGATCACAAGTTTAAAGTCTGATCCATTGAATTTAATAAAGGATAAATTATGCGATCCCATAGATAATGAATTTCAATTATATATAAGACAAAAAATGAAATCAAATTTATCTTTTTTATTAGATTACACTTTCCACAAAAGAGTTCCTAGATTTATCGGCAGTAATAGAGATGAATCAACTAGAGGAGGTCTCATCAATGGTGAGAGTATATTTTTTGATAGTCATATAGAAACTTTATCCAATTATTTAGATCAGTGTTATTTATCCCATTTGACACCTAAAGATTGTGGATCTTCATATCATGATAAATATAAGGCCTTAAAAGGAATAATGGAATGGGAGATGCATTATAAGGAGATTTCAGAATTTAATTTTTCAGAAGAATATTTGGACTTTTTAATGAATAATGATCAAAATAAGATGCAATTTCATCCAGTTATTGTTAGGATTATGGGTAAATTAGCAGCAAGAAAATTGAGTCAAACATTGGTAAAAAAGGAGTTAGAAAATCTTAGACTTGATATACCATTGAGTAAAATCAGCAATACAAATTCTATGGTTTATAAACAAACAGAAGCTGTTGATGAAACTGAAGCTAAGAAAAACTCTTTTTTCCCAAAAAGTCGCATAGGGGAATTTAGGAAAAAAGTTCATGATGTTGTTATAGAATACATGATGAAAGGTTATATGACAATACATGATTGCCTCCAAAGGAATTATGATCATAAACCTTATTTTAATTTGGCAAAAAAGACACAATTTGGAGATGCTAGAGAAATTTATATTCAAGATTTGGAAACAAGAGTTAATAATTATTGGGTCGAAATGAATTTTCAAATCATATCAAATTTCCTGCCAGAAGAAGGCATAAGCAAAAGTGGCATTAAAAAAAGTATAATATTAAATCAAATGGTAGATAATGCAGCATATCAAGATAAAGTCATTGTTATGGAAAACAGAGATGCTTCAAAATGGTCATTAGGTGCTACTTTAGATGAATTTTTGCATTTTACCCAAGGTTTATCATTCATTATTCC